TCAGAGAGGAAAGAAAAATGTTTGGAATTGATACCAAGGAATACAGAGATGCATTCATGGCCAACCTTGTAGGCCGTGCAACCGTAGAGCAGAGAGCGATCCTGGCAGATAACAGTGCTTATGGCGATGGCCTGTCCCTGCCGATCGGCCTTGATACCGCGATCTGGGATCAGGTCACCACTGCACATCCGATCCTTGCAGACGTTGACGTTCTGCGCTCCGGCATCGCAATGAAGGTCACCAAGATGACCCCGGCAGCAGTCGTTAAGAAGATGGACTCTGCAAACTCCAGCGAGCAGTCCTTCACTTCCGCAGAGGTGATCCTCGTAGGTGCTGACTATCATACCTATGTATGCCTGTCCTATGCTGAAGCTACGATGTCCCAGGGCGCTATGGAGAAGTTTCTTGTTAAGGAAGTCGCTGATGCACTCGGCGAAGCACTTGCAAAGGACGTCTTCGCACGTGTTCTGTCCGACGCTGGCAGCAGCCAGAAGGTTACTCCGGCTAGCGGATCTACTCTGTTTGAGAATGTCAAGCTTGCTCTTGCGCTTGCAACTCAGGCAACCAAGCCGATTATTTACGCTCCTGCATCTTCCTACTATGAAATCTGCGGCGCGATCGCACAGGGCTCTCCGTTCAACATGGGCCTTGCTCTTGGCGTAGAGGCCAAGCTGGACAATGCAGCTACTAAGGTAACCATCCTTGATCCGAACATGTTCGTCCTGAATGTCATCCACGACACTCTGATCGAGTCCGAGCGCGATGCAAAGAACGCACAGTTCATCATCGGCGGTTACATGAGAGCAGAGGGCTGTCTGCGTAAGACCGCTGCAGCTGCTTACATCAACTAATGAAACTGCTGGCAAAGATCGACATCCTTGCCGAGGGTAAGAAGTTTAAGGCCGGTACTAAGTTCGACATGAGCGAAGACACCGGCCTTCAGCTTATCCGGCTTGGATGGGCGGAAGTGCTTCCGGAGGAGGTAAAAGCTCCGGTGAAGGCAGCAAAAGTAAAGAAGAAGTAAGAGGTGCGACATGGTGCAGACTGCTAAGGTCAAAATGGCGCTTCGGATCTCAACCGATGCGTTTGACACTGAAATCGAGGATCTGATAGAGGCCGCAGAGGTCGATTTAAATATTGCCGGTGTGGTTCTTCCGGAAGAGGTAGATGCAATCTGCACCAGGGCGATCATAACATACTGCAAGATGCATTTCGGAGAGCCGGACGAGTATGACAGGCTGAAGGCGTCCTATGACGAACAGAAGGCCCAGCTCTCGATGGCGACGGGGTACACGACATGGACAGAAGCAACGTCATAAACCTGATCAGCACAACAAAGACACAGGACGATTATGGCGTATGGCACGAGGAGACAGCTGCCCGCGCCGTCTTCTGCAATGTTCAGAGCGTGACCCGTAGCGAGTTCTTCGAGGGCGGTCGGAACGGCTTAAACCCGCAGTATGAATTTACAGTCTTTTTTGCTGACTATAACGGCGAGACTATAGTCGAGTTTGAGGGTGAGACTTACGCAGTATACCGGACATTTCGGAGGCGTGACGACACTCTGGAGCTGTATGTCGAGCGGAAAGGCGGCACTAATGGCAAGGGGTAAGAGAATCAAGCCGCTTGACCTTTCAAGCACTATCAAAGAGATCTTCGACAAATACGGAGAAGACGTCTACGAAGTGCTGGGAAAGGCTGTGGATGACGTCTCTGAGGAAGCCGTGCAGAAGCTGCATGCTGGCGGAAGTTACGGCGGAACAGGAGCATATAACCGCGACTGGGTAGCCGATGATGTTCCGAAAGGAAGGTTTTCAAAGTCAAAAGTAATCCACAACGCTGATCATTACCGACTGGCCCACTTGCTTGAAAAGGGTCATGTGATCCGGAACGGGACACAGAGGACGTTCGGAAATGCAAAAGCATATCCGCACATTCAGCCCGTCGAGGAGTGGGCCAAGTCTGAACTGCCGAAGAAAGTCGAGGAGGCAATAACGCACATATCATGACATACCAAGATATAGCGACGATGATCGACTCGATAGGCCTGCCGAACGCTTACTATCAGTTCCCTGACAGCACACCGCAGGTCCTGCCGTTCATCGTCTTTTATTATGAGGACTCTTCTGATCTGTATGCTGACTGCAAAAACTATCAGCGGATAACAGAGTTGACGATCGAGTTCTATTCCGAGACCAAGGACTTCTTCACAGAGGCCCTGATTGAGGATGCACTTGCAGCTGCTTCGCTTACATATCGTAAGTCGGAGCAGTATTTAGATTCTGAGCGAATGCACGAAACCGTGTACGAAATGGAGGTTTTAATAAATGGCTAACAAGGTCAAATATGGTCTTAAGGGCGTGTACTACGCAAAGGCCACCATCGCTGCAGATGGCTCCGCAACCTACGAGAACCCTGTAGCATGGCCGGGCGCTGTTTCTCTGTCTCTGGACGCTGAGGGTGACACCACGAAATTCAGAGCAGACAACATCGACTACTGGGTCGGCCAGGCGAATAACGGATACAGCGGCGAGTTTGAATCCGCTCTGATCCCTGATTCCTTCCGCAAGGATATCCTCGGCGAGATTGAGGACACCAACGGCGTCCTGGTCGAGGCATCCGATGCAAAGGGCAGCCCGTTCGCTCTGCTCTTCCAGTTTGAGGGAGATGAGAACAACACCAGACACGTCCTTTATAACTGCTCTGCAACTCGTCCGAGTGTTTCCGGTCAGACTACTGAGGACACCACCGAGCCGCAGACCGAGTCCATCAGCATCACCGCATCCAGCATCCATGTAGCAGCTCTGGGTCATGACCTGGTCAAGGCTCGTTGCACTGAGACCAACGCGACTCAGTATGCAGGCTGGTACACCGCGGTCTACGTACCGACGGCAGAAGAATGACCGGCGCTGTCCAGATCGGCAGCAATTCCTTGAGACTCTGCGGCAATGCCGCGACCCCGATACGATATAAGCAGGTCTTCCACAAGGATCTGCTTATGTCGTTCAAGGCCATGTCCGCAGATGAATTTGATGTCGATACCATCAAACAGGTCGCATTTATCATGGCGCTCCAGGCAGAGAGTGCCAACTTTAATCAGGTCACATACGATGACTTTATCGACTGGCTCTGCCAGTTTGAAGAGGCCGACGTGCTCAGCGCGGCAGGCGATATCATCGGAATGTGGATGAATAACAGCAAGACGTCTGTTGTGTCTAAAAAAAAATAAGAGCAACTGACCGCGATCTGACCACAGCATTGTATTTCCTCCGGGCTGTACAGCTTGGCCTGCATATCGATGACATGGAAGTCTTGAGCATGGGTGACGTGATGGATGTCATCACAGAATCATCCAATGACGGCACGGAGTACAAGCAAGTGGCCACGCAGGCGGATTTTGATAGATTCTGAGGTAACTTATGGGAGCATCAAATATTAAGGGCATTACGATTGAAATCGATGGCGAAACTACAAAACTATCGAAGGCCCTCAAAGACGTTGACAGTCAAATAAAGAATACTCAGACAGCCCTCAGAGATGTTGATAAGCTTTTAAAGCTGGATCCAGGCAACACTGAACTGCTCACACAGAAGCAGAAGCTCCTCAAGGATGCGATCAGCGAAACAAAGGACCGTTTACAGCAGTTAAAGGACGCCCAGGGACAGGTCTCCGAGGGGACCGCAGAATGGGACGGCCTGCAGCGTGAGATCATCGAGACAGAGCAGAAGCTGGGAACCCTCAACGACAAGATGAAGGAGTTCGGCTCCGTATCTGCTCAACAGCTTCAGGCAGCAGGTAAAAAGATCCAGGACGTCGGTAATGGCGTCAAGGGAGCCGGTGAAGCGTTTGCTCCGGTATCCGCCGCAGCCGGTGCTCTTGTGGGCGGTCTTGCCGGACTCGGATACAAAGCCGTCACCGCAGCCGATGACCTGAACACCCTGTCAAAGCAGACGGGCATCAGCACGGACGATCTGCAGAAGATGCAGTATGCCTCCGATATGGTCGACGTGTCCGTCGATGATATCGTCGGGTCCATGAAGAAGATGAAGAAAAACATGGACTCTGACTCGAAGGACGTACAGGCCACATGGGACAGGCTGGGCGTGAGTGTCAGAGATGCCACGACCGGCGAGATGCGTCCGGCGATCGATGTCTTTTATGACACTATCGGCGCATTAAGCCAGGTATCGAACGAGACAGAACGCGATCAGCTTGCGATGGATCTCTTCGGAAAGTCTGCGGACAGTCTGGCAGGTGTCATCGATGACGGTGGAGCAGCCCTGCAGCAGTACGGACAGCAGGCTCAGGACATGGGCCTCATCCTCTCCGGGGATACGCTGAACTCCATCAATTCTGTAAACGATAAGATTGACGAGACAAAGGCTGCCTTCAGCGCCACGATGATGGAAGTCGGCGCAAAGGTCGCGGAAAACCTTGCTCCTACTGTTGAGCAGGTAACCGAGTTGATCGGACAGGTTCTGGAGAAGATCAGAGAGGTCGACCCGAACATCCTGCAGGTCATCGTGGTCATCGGTCTTGTGGTCGCTGCTATCGCACCTCTGCTGATCATTATAGGCACCGTGATAAGCTCAGTCGGGTCCATTGTGGCGGCAGTCGGTACGCTGTCCGGTTTCATCTCCGGCACACTGATTCCAGCGATCACAGCAATCAGTGCACCGGTTCTGGCAGTTATTGCAGTGATTACAGCAGTTATTGCGACACTGGTCCTTCTGTATCAGCATAATGAGGACTTCAGAAACAAGGTAAACGACATCTGGCAGCAGGTCCAGCAGGTCATCACCATGGTCATTCAGGTGATTCAGGCGGCCATTCAGAAGTTTATCTCGGTCGTGCAGGCTGCATGGCAGCGTTGGGGCAGTACCATCCTGAACGTCGCGCAGTCCATCTGGACGGCGATCTATACAGCTATCTCTGTAGCGATTAATCTGGTCAAGGACGTCCTCAACATCGTCATGGCTGCCATTAATGGCGACTGGACCGGAGTATGGAACGGCATTAAGAAGTTTGTAGACGACCTCTGGAACGGCATCAAAGAGATCGTCAGCGCGGGCATCGAAGCGGCCAAGACCACCATCGACACAGTGATGAACGGCATCAAGGGTATCTGGGAAGATATCTGGGGCAACATCAAAGCAAAGGTCGAGGAGATCTGGGGCAATATCAAAAGCACTGTCGAAAACATGCTCGAAACCATCAAGAGCAATGTCGACAGCATCAAAGAAACCATCACCACGAAGATCGGGGAGGCTGTTGACTTTATCAAGGGTCTTCCGGAACAGGCTCTTACATGGGGCCGTGATTTGA